AATGCGGATACCGCCAAATTTAAGCGACGACAAAGTCAATCCCCCTAAAGGAATGAGCTACTTGATCGAAGAAGAGCTGAATGTCTCTACGATACTCTTCAATTTTAGGGTGCTTGGAAAAAGCAGTAGTGGACTGAGACACTCCGTCTACTGTTATGGATTGAGAGCCCACATTAGGACCTACTACCAGGTCCATGAAGGTTTCGGCCAGGTTAACGCAAACCATCTTGGCCAAAAGCTCTTTTAGGGCATCGGGAACCGGGTCAAATCCAGCTGTGTAAGTTATTCTCCACAATTTAGGAGCATACTGCCATTGGCGGAAGATAATAGGAAGCCACATACCAGAAGAAGTAATCATTACCGTTCCCAAAGCTCCAAAGGTCGGAAAGAGCTGAATTTGACCTTTACCGTGGCTGGCTCTTACCCACTCTTTGTTGAACTCCAGCACGGAATAGTTGGTAAATACCATCTCTACTTTGTCTATAGAAATTATCGGGCGGCGGTAAAGGTCGATGTATGCCCAGGACTGGTAATCCTGTACATAGTAGTCGTGCTCTTCTACAAACTGCCTAGGCTCTATCTGCACGTTTAGAGCACGCTGGAGTCTATCTTGAGCTGACTCTATATACGCTGATAAAACAGAATCTGGGAGCGGATTTCCAGATGCATCTCGGATATCCAGCCCCCAGAGATAGTTGTTGCGTACGTAGTCAGGTGTAATAACCGCCACAAGCATCACCTCGCTTTAGCGCTGGTGACCTTGGACGACTGTCTTAAATCCCAGCACGTTTAAGTAGTTTTCATTGCTACCAAGATCCGGAGTGAAAGTGATTACCAGCGACTTTTCCAGATTGAAGTTCATAGATATCTTAGGACTGAACTCCAGTCTTTGAGCTATGCGGGTTTTGAACACTGTCTCTCCGCCGTACTCTACGGTAAGTACCCCATTGCCATACACTACAAAATCGGTAAGCGAAACTGCTAGACCGTCCTGTACGGGAAAAGAGTAATTTAAAGCAGAACCATCGGTACTTTCTAAAGTAATGCTAAAGGGGCGGTTAAGCAGTACGTAGTACTGGTTTACACCTAAACTCAGTGAAGCCAGCCTTTTCAAATTAGCTCACCCCTTTATTCCTCAGGTTCTGCTTCTGGTATTTCTTCTTTAGGCTCTTCTTCTTCTTCTTTTTTCTTCTTCCTGGATTTTTTAACTGGTTTTTCTTCTTCTTCCAAACTGCCAAAAGGTTTAGAATCTATACTGGAGAAGGCTTCTATAGGCTCGGATTTGGGAAGATCCTTTGCCTCCTCAACAGGTTCAAAGCCAGGTATTTTTAGAAGAGCCAAATACAGCTCCCGATCATTGATTTCAGCTATTCCGTTGTTGTCAAACTGAATGACGCCTTGAGCGGTTATAGAACGCAGTCCTTTAAGGCGTAAGTTGCGTATTTTTGGCATATACATTTCCCCTTTCAATCTATGTTAAGCGGGAGGGGGGATCCCCCCTCCCGCATTACCAAGGGTTGGTTAGATTAGAACTCCAGGCTGGAGTCATCCAGACGCCCAATGTTCTTAACGACAACCCACTTACGTGGTGCGTACATAATCAGAACGCCGTACATGAGCAGGATCCAACGGATTGCCGGTTGGATCTGGGCCAAGGGCACCTGGGTAAGCGGAAGGAGTTCTTTCCACTCTAATACGTTGGGTGAGAGTTCGCCGAGGAACGCAGTATAGGTTCCGGGCATGGTGTCGTTGACGTCTTTGAAGGTGGTGGTACCGCCGGAAGCAATGCTGGCAGCAGGTACAGAAGCTATCCAGTAGTACTTACCTCCGTTATCGCTGCGGTAAATGTTGAAGTAGGCAGGAGCATTCACTACCGAAGCAGCATTGGTAATGGTAAGGGTGACCGATTTCTGAAGATCACCAGAGGTTATGCTGACTGCAGCTGATTCTACCGGAGCAGATTCACCGTAGCGGTTTACTGCAGTAACTTTATACTGGACAGTAAGACCGGTAGCACCAGATTTTGCCCAGTCTCCGCCGTCATCAGCAAGGCTGAGTTCAGCGGTTACGGATGCAGGAGCGGTAGCTGCACTAGCATGAGTGGCTGCCTCAGGAGGCTGTTTGAGCGGGCAGCGCAGATCTCCAATACCAAGGAAGAAGGTGGACTCGATGTCAATCGGTCCTGCCTGAGTGAAGAGCTTGGTTACTTCCGGGCCAGCAGTAGCATTGCTAGGCGCAGGAAGGAATGCTCTCTGCAGGGTCATGAATTGTTTCAAGATGTCGCTGTAAACGGCTGGCGGTAGATAGAATTTGTTAGGAAATCCATAGTTGTCCATGACTAGCTGGACGATGTTGTTCACTACGGGTTCGGTAAGCGGCTGGCCTTCCATATCGTAGGTATTCTCTACCAGGTTGTAGAGACCGTCAAACTCCAGCCATTCTGAACCACCGATGTTGAGTTTGGAGTTGCCCCAGAAGAGAGCCCATTCCAGCTGACGTGCAATCTGACGAGCACCAGCCAGGTTTTCTGCGGCAACTGCATTCATGATGTAGGTATTTACCAAAGTGGTTGGGTGGGTGATCCAACGGAGAGTTCCCAGATATTTAACGTATGCTACACCTCTTTCGAAGTTAGCATACTCTTCAGGTGGGTTTTCACCTGCGGGAACAAACACGTTGTTGTTGGACTGAGTATAGCTGGTCAAACGAATGAACTGTTCAACGGTTGAGTAAGCTTTGCCTTTTGGTATATCTCTAAAGAATTTAAAATGCTGTTCAGTATAGGTAACTACCTTGAGAGTTTTGTCTACAACTTCCATACGCAGCGGGGTAATACCAGAGGTCATGTTAAATGGATTGACCTCATACCCCATATCTACTGCTTTTTTAAGCTGCATTATTGCCTGCTGATCATTAAGGTCAAACCCAAGATCGCTGGGAGTTGCTAATCCTAAAGTGTAGGACATAGATATATCACACCTCCGAGTGTTATCTCAAATAAGGTTTAGTTTATTCCAAGCAGTTGTTTAGTATTACTAGAAAGAACTTCAACGTTTTTGAAGGCGTTGAAGGAAGCAAACTCAGCTTCAGAAACTTTGCCTTCAACAACCAAGTTGAAGAGCTTGTCCAGAATTTCATCAGGAGAAAGCGATTTCTTCATTTCTTTACCTTTGTCGCTGTCTCCAGGAAATCTCTGGGCAGCGTCGACTTTTACTGATTTACGAACTGGGGTCTTCTCAACTTTCTCCAGACGACCAGTCACCTCTTCTATTTTGGTGGAAAGGTTGTCCACAAATGTGCTGACTTCAGTTATCGACTTGGCCAGAATCTTCACAGCCTCGTCTTTCTTTTTGAGGGATTCCACCAAAGCATCCACTTGAGAAGCCCAGTTATGCATAACATCCTGAAGAGACTTAAGAACGTCTTCCACTTTGAGTTCTTCTTTGGTAGTCTCTTCCTGTTCTGCATCTTCTTCAGCCTCTTCAGCAGCCTTTGCAGTTTCCTGCTCATCACTCTGCTCTGCTTTGGCTTCACCAGTATCCACTTCTTCGGAACCTGCTTCAGCGCTCTTTTTGAGCTCAGTTTCTTCTTCAGATTCCGACTTGTTGAGGCTTAACAGGGCCTCAATCTCTTCCACTGATTTCTTGATGATGTTAGAAAGCATGTTGTAATGCACACCTCCATAGTTACTGTTTGATTTCGTCATAAGCCTCAAGTACTCTTAAACACCTAGGACAGGTAAGTATGGAGTACAAGAATGCTTCTTCTCGGGTTAACTCTCCTTTGTTGAGGAGATAGGTTTTGAACTCATTGCACTTTTCCAGAATAAAGCACAGATTTTTGAGAGCTTCATCTACTGACTCAGCGCGTAAGGCAGCTATACCTTCCGTCATTTCATGAGGATTAACCACATACCCAACATCCACAGCCTTAACCAGCGACTTTACCAAAGCATCCATGGTAGCTTGAGGATTAACCGGACGCTTGGTAATAGCCACTTCGTAGACTTTGGCTTTGGATATGACGGTATGACCTCCATCCGGAGATGCTTGATGCGGCTTCTCTCCTTCATAAGCCTCAATCTTCCCTTCCAGTGAGAAGTAGAGAGTTCGGGGGGAGTTGCTCTTTTTGAGGGTGACCACCAGATCCCAGATCTTATCAGCCAGAGGAAGTCCTTTAAAAAGCTCTCCAGCTACATAAAAGCCGTCTTCGGCTACATAGCATTCTTCTTTGTAAGGGTAGCCGACTATGGCATCGGGGGTATTCTGGTGATCCCAGTTAAAGAAACCATAGTCAACAAAGTAGGATATGTCTAACCCCTTTTGCAGAACGTAATGACCAACTGTATCCAGATCCGGTGTTGAGGCTTTTCCAAATATGTATCTTTTACCCTCACCGGAATCGTTGTAGGACTTTTCAATATCCACTTCTATGTTGCAAAGCACTTCCATTGTTAGGCATCACCTCACACTACAGTATCCCTACTGCCCGGCCGGGGGGCTGCCGGGCAGTAGAGCCAGGAAGGAGGAAGGGAGGTGGGGCGAGGAGAGAGGACCGGAATATTCATCACACCTCAGAATTTGGTTTATTGGTTTCAAACTGAGGTTGACCAGTTTTGAAAGTAGGCTGTCCAGTTCTCAAAGTAGGCTGGACAGAAGGTTCTTTTACGTCAGACATCTTTATTACTCCTCCTTAACTTTAAATTTTCCTTTATGAGTTCCTCTAGAACCCTTAACTGCTCCCGCTTCCATTCATACTCCATCTCCCTAAGCTTAAGCTGGTAGTTGATGTACTCGGGAGCAAGAATGATATCACCATTGGGAACTTCCGGAAGATCCTCTTCCCTGCGCACCTCATTGATGGTTTTATAAGTGCGCAGCTCAATTTCCTGGGCCTTGAGCTTCTCCATTCCCATTCTCCGATCAAGGCCCTCAAACACAAACACATAGTTAGGGTTAATCTTCCACACTATGTGTCTAGTGATAGTACTAGCAATAAAGTCTAAAAGAGGATAAAGACCTTTATCCCGGGACTGCCTAAGCTTGTTCTCGTAGGAGTTATCAAATAAAGCCGATTCATGAGAATCTGATCCAGAACCACCGCGGGAAGGAAAGTTAATCTCAGCAGGGTCTATACAATACACAGCGCAGATCACATTGACCAGGTAGTCCATCCACTTACCAAACTCCATATCATGGTTGGACTTCTGAAGCTCTATAAACTGCACATCAGGAGCAGAGATAATCGGCATCTTCCAAGCACCGACTAAACCTGCAACCTGCGCCTGCCACTGCCTGCGAAAATCATCCAGCCTCTCCTTGGTAAGATTACCACCCTTAAAATTCAAAACCCCTTTAGGCAGAGCGCCCTGGCTAAAATACCGGGAATTGTACTCAGATGCATTCAGATGCGCAGTAATTTCTTTAATCAGCATCTCAAGCTCCGAGTACCCATACCCGTACGAATTTATATGCGACCGGGGATAAAAAACAGCATAAGCAAGCTCGTCATAAGTAAACTCCGCAACCTTCTCCCCGTTAACTATTTGAATATACCCTACATCATCCGGAGTAGGATCAGTGTACCTCCCATCCCCTTCTTTATGCGGAAGCACTATCCTAATAGTCGAAGCATCAACCGCATAAAACGCAACCAGCTCCCCATTCCTATTCCTGACCAGCTCTATACACACTGCATCATAAACCAGCCTATCCCTAACTATCTTCTTTAAAAACTCTCCAAACCCATCCCGAACACTTCCATCCTCTACCCCGCAGTTCAGGATGAAATTCTCTATCTCAGTAATCTCTTTTTTAGTTTTCTCGTCTATCTCCTGCTTAGGATCCAGAGGCCTAACCTTAAACCCAATCCTGTCGTCCCTCAACCGAGCAGGATAAGAAAACCTAGAAACCTGATTAATCCGGGTATTAATAATCGCAGAAACTATTGCATTACGCTCCGACATCCTGCGGAGCAGCTCAAAAGACAGAGTGGCATCTCTTTCCTTAGCCTCAAAAACAGTAATCAAATTCAAAGGATTAATATCCCAGAACTTAGGCCTCTTCCTGGAACGCCTCTTACCCTTATACAGTTTGTTACTGCTATCAATCTCAATAGCCTTCTTTAACTCTTCTTCACTGCGAGCAGTAAGAGCAGCCTCAATTCTTTCATCTATTTGCTTTTCGTACTTTTCACTTCTCTGAGTATTGGAAACAGACTTGCGGTTAACCATATAATCCCCCTTGCTAAATCTATCCACTATATAATATTCAACTAAACCTGCATTTAACTTAATTTTGAGCACATAAACCTATAAAAAATCTGCAGTTAACTTAAAAAACTACACAAAACAGCACAATAAAAATGCAGTTAAATTAGAAAACCATGAAGAAATAAATCAGAATAAAACACCTAACTTCATTCTGTTTTTAACACAAAATAAAGAGCAAATACTTTTACTTGTGTTAAAAACATAGAAGTAGAACCAGAAGGTCTATCTCATTCTACAACCTCACTACTGTTTTTAACACAAATAAAGATCCGAGACTCTTTTACTTGTGTTAAAAACATACTCTTCCTTCAGTTTTCTAAATCCAAACTTTCTAAATTTAGCTTTAGAAATACTGATATAGAGAAGTTTCATTTTATCACTAATTTTAACTAACCAGCGACAGAAGTCGTCCACTTCTATAAGTGGGTGATGAATGTCGCTCGACAATTCCTTCCTTTATGATATAATCAGTATTAGAGGAAGGAGTTGAGCAAATACAATGCGATTAGATACCAACAACCATTCAGTATTCTTGTTATATTATCATCTTGTTTTGGTAACTAAATATAGAAGAAAAGTTATTGATGACAATATATCAAATAGACTAAAAGAAATATTTGAGAAAATACAAGATAATTATAATATAACATTACAAGAATGGAATCATGATAAAGACCATGTGCATATATTATTCAAAGCACATCCTAACACAGAGTTGTCAAAATTCATAAATGCATATAAAAGCGCTTCATCGAGATTGATAAAGAAAGAGTTTCCTGAAATCAAGCAACAACTTTGGAAGGAATATTTTTGGTCAAGAAGCTATTGTTTGCTTACTACAGGTGGTGAACCAATTGAAGTAATTAAAAGATATATAGAATCACAAGGAAAGGAGGCGTAAACTTGCTAAAAGCATATAAATACAGAATATACCCAACAAAAGAACAAGAAGAATATCTATCTAAAGTATTTGGTTGTGTGAGGTTTATATACAACAAAATGCTTCATGATAAAATAGAACATTACAAACAAACAGGAGAAATGCTAAACAATACACCTGCACAATATAAAAGAGAATATCCATTTCTTAAAGAAGTAGATAGTCTTGCTCTTGCTAATGCACAGCTTAATTTAGAAAAGGCATATAAAAACTTTTTTAGGGACA